GCGCCAGAAAGAGAAAGGCGAGTTCAAAGAGCTTTACGAGAAGACGCAGGCAGAGCTTGAAGAAGAGCGCAATTCCAATAAGACGTGGAAAGAGCAGCTTCAGCAGCGAGACATTAAGGAGAAGGCCGGCCGCATCGGTAATGACCTGGCTAAATCCGACACCAAGCGGGCAGAGGTATTGGCTGATTACGTTGGCCGGTACGCAAAGCACGATGGCGAAACAGTAACATACGAAATCGGCGGCATCGAAGTAAGCGCCGACAAGTTGAAAGAGCATTTAACCATGGAATTTCCATTCCTGGTAGACGGTAACGGTTCAAGCGGTGGTGGGGCCACAGGCGCTCGCGGCGGTGCTGCAAGCGATAAGACGGCAAAACGGGCGCAGTTTGACGCAATGGGTCAGAATGAGCGCTCAAAGTTTATCAAAGGTGGCGGCAAGGTTGTCGCAGACTAACTAACACAGAGGTAGCCCCATGGCTAACGTATTGACAGACCTGGCAGGCGACATCTATCGCGCTGCTGACATTGTAGGCCGAGAACTGACCGGCGCATCATCTTCCGTATTGCGTAACGCTTCCAGTGAGCGTGCGGCGATTGGCGATCCCATTCGCTCTTTCTTCACTCAGCAAGCAACCGCAATTACACCTACCCCGTCAATGACCATTCCCGAGGGAACGGATCAGACCGTCGACAATAAGACGCTGACCATTACCAACGACCGGGCAGTCCAGATTCCTTGGACTGGCGAAGACATCCGGCACGTTAACAACGGCAGCGGCTTCGAAAGCATTTATGGCGATCAGATCCGCCAGGCTATGCGTGCCATTGCCAACGAAATCGAGGCAGACGTACTTACCGAGGGCTACAAGAACGCATCACGGGCAGTAGGAACCGCTGGCACAACTCCTTTCGGCTCAGACTTTGATGTAGTTGCAGAAGCTCGCCAGATCCTTGTGGACAACGGCACGCCTACCGACAATCAGATCAGCATGGTTCTGAACACCCTGGCTGGCACCAAACTGCGCAACTTGGCACAACTGCAAAGGGTTAACGAGTCAGGCGGCGGCGAACTGTTGCGACAAGGCGCCTTGCTGGATCTTCAGGGCATTATGCTGAAGGAATCCGCAGGCGTTCAAAGTCACACCAAAGGCACCGGCACTAACTACGACACTAACGGCGCATTGGCTGTTGGCGCGACTGTTATCACCGCAGATACCGGCAGCGGAACAGTAGTACCTGGCGACGTAGTAACCTTCGCTGGTGACGCTGTTAACAAATACGTGGTTGTTAAAGCGTTCGCTGGCGGATCGTTTGAGATTGCATCCCCCGGCCTTCGTGTAGCGATTGCAGACGGCGCAGACATCGTTGTAGGCAACAACTACACCGGCAACATCGTGTTTCACCGCAACGCCATTGAACTGGTAATGCGGGCTCCTGCAATGCCTGCCGGCGGCGACACTGCCGACGATGAGATGATGGTACAAGACCCTAATTCCGGTCTTGTGTTCGCCATTCGCTCATACAAAGGCTATCGCAAGGCAATGTTTGAAGTCGCGGCTGTTTGGGGCCAAAAAGCCTGGAAGCCTGACTTTATCGCAGCCATTCAGGGCTAAGGTAAAGATGGTGTAAACTAAAGGGGGCGGCATTAGCTGCCCCTTTTTTATAACGGGGTGTTATGATGCAACCTGTAAGCAAACCAAAGAAAGGGCGCAAACCTAATGTTGAAAAAGCGCAAGGGAAAAAAGAAGCCACCCTACTCAAAATGACACGCGACGGGGTGAGCGCTGACGTTCACCCAGATGAAGTCGAACATATGAAGCAACACGGATGGGTATAGAATGGCGACAATCATTGTTGAAAATGGGACGGTTGTTGCCGGGGCCAATAGCTACGTAAGCGAGGCAGATTTGACAGCTTACGCCGCAGACCGAGGCGTAACGCTAACGACTGCCCTAGACGTGCTGATTATAAAGGCAATGGACTACATCGAAAGCCTTTCGTTTATTGGCGACAAGCACAAAGAGGCCCAGCCGCTGCAATGGCCACGTGATAAAGTCTATATTGATCGCTATTACATCGAGCGCGAAACAATACCTAAAGAGCTAAAGAAGGGCGTTTATACTGCGGCCTTAGCAATTGATGCAGAGCTCGACCCGCTGCGGATTATAGAGCGAGCCACTAAGCGCGAAAAGGTTGACGTTATCGAAGTTGAGTATATGGACAGCGCAGCCTCTCAGACCATTGTGCGCACCATTAGCGCAGCCCTGTACAAGATACTTCGCCCAGGCGGTCATGGGTCTAGCGCGTTTCGTGTGGTGCGTGTATGAGCATCGCAGACACAGGAACCAAACTATTGGCCGAATTCGGGGAGGCTGTGACGCTGAATTATGAAACAGGCGAGGTCAGAAACCCTGCGACGGGTGAAGTGACAACCCCGGCAAGTGAGAACGTGGTGCCTGGCTTTGGTTATCCTGGAAACTTCCAAAATGCCGAGGTTGACGGCACAGTTATCAAGCGATCAGACACCCGGCTCATCTTGAATAAAGTCAGCGTCAGGCCAGAACAGGGCTGGCGGGCCCAAGTGCAAGGCAAGACGTTCCGGGTCATGGATGTGCAGCCGATCACCAAGTCGGGCGCAGACGTGATCTATATTTGCCAGTTGAGGGTATAGCATGAGTCACAGAAAGATCAGCGCAGCCCTGTCATCACGACTCAACACCTTAACAGACGCCCCGCCTATCGCTTTTGAGAACGCTGGGTATACCCCTGTCGAGGGCACAACCTGGCTGCGTGAATCCTATCTACCCGCCGCGTCATCGACAGTCGGCATGGCTGCTGGCGGTTCTACCGACTTTATCGGCGTGTACCAAGTGAACATTTACGCGCCCCTTGACGATTACAAACTCGAGTCACATCAGCTTATTGATTCGATCACGGCTCACTTTGTACGCGGAACAGTGCTTACCTTTGATGGCCAGAGCGTGGTTATTGAACAGGTAAATGTCGCGCAGGGCTTGGCATCAGGTAGCTGGTGGCTAATGCCTGTTAGCGTGAATTGGAGGGCATTTGGCTAACTTAGATTTCAGCAGACTGGCAGACATTGAGCGCCTTGTGGGTGATCGCATGGACAAAGTGGTCCGGGGCACCCTTCTGGATCTGTCTAGGCGCATCGTGCTTCGTACTCCGGTTGGCAACCCGAGCCTGTGGCAAGGGCCACCACCTCCGGGCTATACAGGAGGCCAGGCACGAGGCAACTGGCAGGCATCAATTGGAACCCCGGAGACTGGCACGAAAGATACAATCGACAAGAGCGGGACAGCTACCCTAACAAGTATCGCGGGTGACACCCATCGGGCGCCGGGCAATGTCTGGTATTTGACAAACAATTTACCTTATATCGGGAAACTTGAGTTTGATGGCTGGTCTTCTCAGGCGGCAGAGGGGATGGTCAGGATTTCTTTGAGGGAGCTGAACAGATCAATAGATGAACAAATTGCGAATCTATAAGATTAATGTGGTAGAATTAATTATACCAAAACTGGTTTTTAGAGGATTTAGTTATGAGTAATGTATTCACTACGCTGGGAACCGTTCTTTCTGTTGTTGAAGGCGTTCCCGCAACCTATAGCGCTACCGGCTATGCAGACCTTACTTATGCCGCCGTTGGCGAAATTGGCGACCTGGGCGAGTTTGGCGGCACAAGGGAAGTCGTAACTTTCACTGCTGTTAATGACGGTATCGTACAAAAACGGCCTGGCTCTGTTGATTATGGACAAATGAGTTTACAGATTGCGCGTGATGCTGCGGATGTTGGTCAGATTGCACTACAAAGCGCCTTTGACGGCGCTGAAGCAGGCAACCTGCACAGCTTTGAGCTTGTAGACCGCAACGGAGATACCCTGTTCTTCACCGGCATTGTGTCTAGCTTCACCTATAACGCTGGCAGCGCCAACACGATGTTTGGCGGCTCTTGTACGATAGACCTGACTAGCAAGCCACTGGCAGTAGAGGCTGTTTAATGGATATTAATTCCTTCCAACGCAAAGACTCTGCCAGCGTTGAGATCCAAGACCCACTGGGTGCCAAGACTGACATTACTGTCGTTGTATACGGGCGCGATTCAAAGGCATACCGAAAAGCTGCCATTGAGTTGGCCCGCGACTTTGACGTGACTGACGAAGGCCAGGCGTCAGATCGTGGCGCCAAGCTGCTTCAGTCGTGTATCGTCTCATGGAAGAACGTCGAGGCAGACGGCAAGGCAGTCAAGCATGATAGCCCTGAAGCGTTGGCGATGCTGAAAGACGAAAACCTTGATTGGTTTGTAAGCCAAATCAACGTAGCGATACAGAAGCGGTCCCTTTTTTCAGCAAGTCAGTAAAAAGCTAGACTTAGCTGTTCGCCACCTGGCATGGTTGCATGTTGTGCCAGATGGCGAAAAAGAGCAGCGATCAAGACAGCTCGACCCGAAGGACTCCCGCCTTAAACTTCCTGACCACGCTCAGGGGGCTTACCTTATTGAAATGCTTTCCCAGATCGGCTTTGCGCGCCAAGGCCCGGCACCTATTGACTACCAGGAAATCGCAGCATGGTGCAGTCTAACTGACACAGACCTTACTCCATGGGAGACTGAAACCCTCCATAAGCTATCTGAGAGTTATGTGGTACAATTACATAGAAGTAAAGATGCTAACGCTGAACCTCCTTATGACGTGAGGACATTAGACGAAATGCGGAAACGTTCAAGTTCTCAGTTCCAGAGACTATTTAAACAGGCTGGTGGAGGCGTAAAAAATGGCTGACATTTATTCGTTATCGGTAAGAGCTGATACAAGCGACATTCGGCGTGGGCGACAAGATTTAGATCGTTTCGGCAATCAGGCTGGAAGCACTCGCAGCACTGTGACTGAGCTGGGCAAGTCGTTAGTGATCTTTGCAGCAGCGGCGACTGGTACCAGTGTTGCCCTTGGTGCATTGGCGGTTAATTCAATTAAAGCGGCAAAGGAAGTGGTCGGACTGGCCCGAATTGCGAATACCACTGTCCCAATATTTCAAAATATGGCCTTTGCATCGAAGTCGGTTGGCGTCGAAACTGTCCAACTTTCCGCCATTTTCAAGGATATGTCAGACCGCGTAGGTGACTTTATCACTACCGGCGGCGGTGAGTTGGCCGACTTCTTTGAAAAAATAGCCCCACAAGTTGGCGTGACCGCAGAACAGTTCAGAGAATTATCAGGGCCGGATGCCCTTCAGTTATTTGTAAGCAGCTTAGAAAAAGCAAATGTCTCTCAAAACGAGATGATCTTTTTCATGGAGGCCATGTCTTCAGAATCCACAAGACTGCTTCCACTGCTGAGAGATAACGGCGCAGCCATGGCTGAACAGGCTAAAGAGGCTGAGGCGCTTGGTATTGCTCTGTCTGAGATTGACGCGCAAAACATCACAGATGCAGCCGAGCAGATCAACGCTGTTGGATCAGTATTAAGCGCACTGTCCAACCAGCTTGCGGCGGAAGTATCGCCATTGGTAAGCGCACTGAGCCGCCAGTTTTTTGGATCTCACAGAGGAAGCCGGGGGAGTTGACGAAGTTGTATCAGACCTCTCAGAAAGCATTAATGTAGCAACAAATGTTGCAGCAGCCCTAGCAATAGTGGTTGCTGGCAGAATGACCGCCGCATTGACCGTCAGTGGAGCTGCTCTGGCATTTAATGCGGTTCAGACTCTTCGGCTCAACATAGCCTTTGGTCGATTGGTTGGCTCATCTGCGGCGGCCACTGCTGGTATGCTGGCGATGGGAGTTGCCGCAAGAGGTGCCAGCGCTGCCATGTCATTCCTTGGCGGCCCTGTTGGTATCGCTTTGATTGCCGCTGGATCGCTGTTTTCTTCCGTGATGCGTTGTTTGCTGCTAATCAAGAGGCCAGTAAGCTACAGCCAGAGCTTGATGAGCTAACGGAATCAATGAAGGATTGGACCAAGGCGCAGCGTAAATAGCAATCGCGCATCTATTGTTTCAGATCTCGCAGAAGCAAGATCCAAAGCTAAAGAGCTATCCGATGCACTTGCCAAAGCGGAAGATAATGTTGGACGCGCCTATGTGAGCATCGCCCAAGATTTGAGAGAAGAACTTGGAAATCAGAATGCTGATGTAAAGGCTTTAGAATCCGTTCTTGCTGATCTTGACGAACAGTTAAAGCTAGTAATTGATCAAGAAGAAAGCTTAGCGGAATCAGCCGCAGCCGCCGCTGATGCAGCCGCCGCAGCCGCAGCCAAAACCACAGCCGCTATGCAGTTAGAAATGGAGTTTCTGAGAACACAGAATGCCCTTGTGGAAGCGGGCATGGAGGCATCAAGAGCAGAATTAATCATTCGAGAACAGAAACTTAGATTGCAGCTTCAAGGCAAGGGGCTGACGCAAGCCGAGTCCGTTGAATACGTCGCGCTTGAAAAAGCCATTAGGGGTGCCATGGATGCCGAACAAGAGCAGGCATCAATAAACAAAGAGGCGTCGGGCATTGCAGCCAGCATGATGTCTGAGGAAGCTTCAATCCAAGCATCATATGAGCGCAGACGCGACATTGTGCTAGAGAACACAAGGATAACCGGCCAAGCTCAGAAGAATTTGCTGGTTCAGCTTGAAACTGAAAAGAACGAAAAAATAAATAATTTGAATGCTGGCTTCTGGGATCAGTACCTAGACACAGCGAAAGAGAACTTAATGGGCTTCGATGATATTGCCAAGGCTTCAATAGACACATTCACTAGAGGCATGGGCGATGCATTAGAATCTGTTATTTTTGACTCTGAAAAATTTGAATGATGCTCTTGAAGGTGTGGCTGAAACCATCCTTCGCAATGTTGTGAACTCGATCGGACAGATGGCGGCTCAGTGGCTAGCACTGCAAGCGGTGCAGGCGGTAATCGGCACAGCGACAACCGCAGCAACCGTTACCCAAGCGGGAATAGCAGGGGCGGCATGGGCACCCGCAGCGGCAATGGCTTCACTTGCTACGCTAGGAGCTAACGCGGTGCCTGCCGGGGCAGCATTGACCAGCACCACGGGGTTGGCAACTACGCTGACCGCTGTAGCAGGCGCGCGCGAAATGGGCGGCCAGGTTCAGCCAAACAGTCAATATCTGGTGGGTGAGCGCGGCCCGGAAATTATCAGTATGGGAAATCAACCCGGTCACGTCACGCCTAACCATCAGTTAGATGGCGGCCAGCCCGTTAGCGTCACCAACGTGTTCCAGATTAGTACCGGCGTCGAGCAGACCGTACAGGCTGAAATCGAGCGGTATGCACCATTGATTGAGGAACGCTCACGCCAGGGCATATTGAAAGCTATCAACAGCGGCGGCGCTATGTCACGGGCAACAGGCAGGAGGGCATAACATGGCGATTATAAGCTTCCCGACTTCAGCGGTTCCAGATCGTGCCAGCATCACGCTTGAAGCAAACACGAGTGTTAATAGCTCGGACTTAAACCGGGCAGTGCAGACATCGGAAATGGACGGCGCAAGGTGGCGCATGGTGCTAACCTTTGGCCAACGTCAGGGACGGCCTGCAAACGCTCTCAGGGGCTTTCTAGCGGCTTTGAATGGCAGAGCCAACAGGTTCTATTACACGCCGCCTGATCTTGAAAATGAAGGCACTGCTGGGGATACTGGTGAAGTGGATGGCGCGGGCCAAACCGGGGTCACACTCGACACAAATTTGTGGCCAGCAGATCAGGAATTATTGTTTGCCGCTGGTGACTATTTTGAGGTTAACGGTGAGTTGAAAATCATCACTGAAGACATTGCTAGCGATGCGAGCGGAAATGCTGAGTTGAAATTTGCACCCAAATTACGCACCAGCCCGGCCAACGCAGAGCCCATTGAGGTTGATGACCCACGGGCTCTTATGATGCTAGAGAACGACAGTCAAGCATCATGGCAAGCCACCGCACCAGTTGTCTATGGGCTTTCACTGTCAGCCGTTGAGGACGTTACAGCATGAGCAGGACTATCGCAGCAGCAACCCTAGCGGCATTGTCGTCACAACACATCAGGTGGTTGATATTTGCTAAAGTCGAGTTTGATTTTGCTACGTTGGCTTTTAATTCGTCACTTGAAAGCAAGGTGTTCGACGGTGAAACATATCTGGGTGCCGGTAGCCTAGGCAATGTGTCGCAGGCTGTTGAGTCATCCGGGCTCGACCCGTCAGAGTATAAAATAACATTCAGTGGTGTTAACGACACTGTATTGTCTGCCGCAGCGACTGAAGATTACTTGAACAAGCGAGCAATCGTACACGTTGCTGTACTTGACGAATTTGACGCTATCATAGGTGAACCCTTCATCTGGTTTGAAGGGCTTACCGATTCGGTCGATGTCAAATATGGCAAGCAATCGACTATCGTGGTAAACATTCGCGACCGACTAACCGATTGGAGTCGTCGTCGAATTAGTCGATACACTGACGGCGAGCAGCAATCTCTGCATACGGGTGACAAAGGGTTAGAATTTGTAACCGAGGTGGCCAGCCGCGATATTGTTTGGCCTGCACGCGAATGGTTTAGGAATAATAGCTAATGGGACTTCCGAAGTTTTTTAATTGGTTTGGCGAGCAAGTTACAAGCGCTGTAACGGGTGTTTTTGAGGGTGTCAAACAAATATTCGAAGGCAACATAATCGAAGGCGTTCTAAATGTAATTACCTTTGGAGCTTATGGAAATTTAAAAGATTGGATTGACGGCCTTGATCAAGATACACCAGAGGCAACATACAAAGACCGCAAGCGTACAACCAGCGCCGCAACGACGCCACGCCAGGTTATATATGGCCGGGTTCGCACCGGCGGGCAGCTTGTTTATATTGGGTCAACCGGCGATGACAGCCGATACCTGCACATGATCATTGCTTTTGCGCCCCATGAGGTTGAAAGCATAGATCAAATTTATTTTAACGATGAACACGTTCCCTGGGAACCACGCCCGTCTCTAAATACTCTGATAATTTAGATGTCATTATTAAAAACGGCGATCAGACATCTGCTGATAGCACCATTGTTTCTCGTATTTCAGAATGGACTAGCAACCACAAATTGCTGGGAATCGCTTACGTTTATGTCAGATTGGAATACGATGATGAAATCTTTAGTAGCGGTGTACCCAATGTGACAGCGGTAATACGGGGCAAGAATGATATTTATGACCCCAGGACTGACACCAGTGGTTACACAAACAACCATGCCTTGTGTCTGGCCAATTACCTGCAATCAGATTTTGGAGTCCGGGCCACTGATGATGAAATAGATTGGGATTCATTCGCCGCCGCCGCTGATGTATCTGATGAGCTATTCGCAGGCAAAGGTCGCCAAGAAGTATTAGATTTTAATGACTCTGTTTTTCCTTGGAATTGGACTTGGGAAATTGTAGAAACTGAAGCGCGGTATTCGGTTGACGGCATGGTCAGCACCGCCGCTTCAATCGTTGACAACCTTAACAGCTTGGCCCATGCCGGTGCTGCAACCCTTGTCTACACGCAGGGTGTGTGGTCAATTACAGCAGGGAGTTACACCGCGCCTGATGCCAGTCACTATTTTGATGAATCTGATTTAGTGGGGGGCATTCAGTTTAGCCCAGGTCCGGGTAAATCGAATCTCATTAACACGGCCAAAGGCACTTACATTGATCCGCGCCAAGATTATGAGCCGGTGTCATTCCCTGAAATAAGCCCGAGCGCCTATGTCACACAAGATGGCGAAGAACTGGCGGTTGATATACCCATGCCGTTTGCACAATCACCCACCATGGCCCGCCGCTTGGGTAAAATTGCGATTGAGCGTGAGAGGTTTGGCGTTAGCGCTGAGGTGACATTAAAGTACACCGCCGCAGGTGTTCGCGTGGGTGACCGGATTGGGTTATCAATTACCCGGCTTGGTTGGACCAATAAAATATTCATGGTTGAAAATCTAAACTTTTCGCTGGGCGGCGGTATTGGACTGTCATTGCGTGAAGATGCCCAAGATGTTTGGGATTGGTATGCCGGGGAAGCGCTCGAAGTAGTGCCGCCGCCAGCCACTAACATTCCAGAGCGTGAAGCTATCGCCGCGCCAACAGGCTTGTTTATTGATCAAACTGTCAATGAGCCGTTGCGGGCATACGGCAATGAAACCACGATAAGATTTAGCGCAACAGCACCCGCTGATTCCCGTTTCGCATACATCAAATTTCAATACCGTTTGGAAGGTGACCTGCAATGGATTGACATTCGATATGACGTTGCTGATAGCGCGTCGATCACAGTTTTTGCAGACGGCAGAGATTACGAACTAAGCGCCCAGTCAGTGAGCATCCAAGGGGTGGTCAGCAATGCCAGGCTAACCGATGAATTTACTGTCGCTCTGATTAACCGCACACAACAGGATAATCTACCGGCTGCTGTTACTGTTCCACCAGTGCGCGGCCTGCGTATATCCAACAACATTGATAACGATGATGGCTGGAACCAGTGGAAAGGGCCAGATGCAATTTTCAAGTGGAATGAAACATCGCAGACATCGGCGGGTAATATCAGGTCGGTTAATGGTGTCACTGATTTGCACCTGAAAGGCTACAAAGTTCAGATTGTTAATGATGCAACTGGTGAATTATTAAGGGAAATTTTAATACAATCCCCTGAATTTACATACACGCTTACAATGAATCGCAGAGACACCGACAACAACCCAATCAGAACTAATTTGAAATGCGTTGTAACGGCTGCAACCACCACAGGATATCAGTCAGCGCCAAGATCAATTGTAGTCAGAAACCCTTCACCAACAGCGCCGTCAAATGTTTTCTTGCGCCCAGGGTTCACGACAATGGAGGTGGGCTTTGACCTGCCGAGTGATTTGGATTTTGTGGGTGTTGATCTTTATTTTCTTTCCGGTACAGGTGATCCATTTACGGTAGACCCTGAGCGTGTTGCGGGCAACAAGATAACTAAAGACGGATTAGATGTTGGCCAGATTTTTACAATTGGCCTGATTAGCGTTGATGAATTCGGCACGGGAGGATCAGTAACAGTCTCTGCGTCAACTCGATTAATTGAAACAACAGCGCTTGGGGATATATCAAGCCCGGTCACTATTGATGAAGATGGCGGTAGGTTAGTAACGAATAACTCTGGTTATTTGATGATCATGGGCGCTGTTGATCGGCCAACTATTAGTGTAAACCCTCTAGTCTTGCATTCTTGGGAGCCAGCTACTGAGATTTCGCCGTTTTGGGTTGATGCGTCAGGTAACGCGGCTTTTGGTAATTTGAGTTTGAGTCCTGATGGGTCAATATCATCTGACGATTTTTCAATTGATGCGGCAGGCAATGCTTCATTTAGCGGCGCGTTGAGTGCTGCAACAGGCACTTTTGGCGATGTCGCATCTGGCCAATATATAGACTTCAACGGCACGCAGCTTGTTATTGATACTGATAACTTTAGTGTTGATGGGGCTGGTAATGTCTACGTTCGCGGGGATGTTGAGGCGACGACGTTCAGCGCTGGAGCGGAGTTGCCATTGAACCAAGTAACCGGCACGGGCGCTTTGGCGTCAAAAAGCTCCGTGAATTACAGCAGTGAAGTTGGAGGCACTAAGCCACCGACTGATGCCGATAATACAAAGGACATTATTGAAGCGGGCACGTTACTTGGAGCTGGCTATCTGCACCTTAATGGCACAGACGCCAACATCGCCATTGGGTCAAGCCGGAGTTGGGGCACTAACGGCATTCATTTGCAGTACAACGCAGGGGCACCGCGAGCCGAGTTTTACCGGAATGGCTCCAACTACCTGCGATACGACAACGGCGGGTTAAAGGTTCGAGGCGATGTCCAGGCAACCAGCTTGACGGCAAATACTGTCACCACGGATAAGCTGGTGACGGGGGCCGTAATGGAGTCCGGGGATTCGGTCTTGAGCGTCTCGGCATACCAGTCATCATCTCCCCAGACAATTTACACTAGCACTTACACAAAGGCCGTTGATGGCTTTGGATCGTTGAGTGGCGGGGCTCGAATGCTTATTATGCTGAGGCTTTTTCCGATTCTGGTGACGTCTTTTTGAGATACGGATGAATACCGGTGGCTGGAGTTCATGGTACGCGCTCAGAAATAACAGCTTTAACGCAAGTGGTAACGTTACATTTACGCCGTTTGTTTTTGACTTGCCTAACAATACCCAAGACATCCAAGTCCGAGCTAGAGTAGAGCCAGTTGTCTCATCTGGATTCACCGACGGCGAGTTTTGATTTTGAATTTTTGGTGTTTAAAAAATGATCCTACTGACAGATGTAAACGATATAGTTTTTTCGGGAGCCCATGGGGGTGAGATTGATCTGTCAGGCGGCGCGTTCAGCACTGCCTATGAGATTGATACCAGCGAAAAAGTTCGAGATTGCATGAACCGGCACATAGCCGAGTTCACCGTTATTTCGACATTAGCCACCGGTAACGGAGGTGTAGACCAGATCCTGGTCCTGAAAACCCGGCAGGCAGGCATTATAAACGTCGCCTGTAGAACAGAGATCGTGTCAGGCTTTGATTCGGACGCCCTTGGGACAACCCACACCTACCCCTCGAAAGAAGAAGACCAGACAAACCTGATGGCGACGTTTGTGCTCGCCAAGGAATTGAACGCCAGCAAACCATTCAAGTGCTGGGACGCGGCGGGTGTCGCAGACTACCGGGTGCATACGGTCGCCCAGCTTCACCAGGCCGGACAGGATGCCGAGACACACAAGATGGCCGCGCTGGTGAAGGCGAACACACTGAAAGCGCAGATTGCAGCGGCAACCACACTGGCTGAGATTGAGGCAATCGTATGGTGATGAGCAGAACAAAGGCCGTGCTGATTGCACTGGATCAGCTATTGGCCGCGCTTGCCTTGGGTTATCCGGATGAAACCCTGAGCGCAGCCGCACATCGTCTGGGCAAGCGCAGTAAACGCTGGAGAACAATCGAAAACATCATCGACGCTGTTTTCTTCTGGGACCGCAAGAAAATTGGCGAATTCACATTCAAGCATTGCCGCCTGAGTTATCAATCCGAGTGGGAACGCAAACAGTACCCGAATCATTACCGCACATAACCGCAGAGAGTCTTCCAATGGACGCCGAAAGTCTGAAAGCCAAAATCATTAACCTTCAATCTACTCTGTACCAGATTGACCAGCAGCGCGAGCAGGTGAGCAGCCAGCTTGATCAGTTGATGGCACAGTATCAGTATGCGCAGGCGCTCGAACAAAAGGCTGACACTGAGCAGCCGGAAGGGTAGAATTGTCAGAATAGCAAAAGGCTGCCTCTTGGTGGCCTTTTTTGTGTCCGGAGTTCCTATGATACGCGAAGCAGCGTTAGATGACGTGCCGAGCATAATCGGCCTCGGGGAAGTTATTCACGCCGCCAGCACCTACCACAACACCACTTTCAATCCGAACGCCGTTTCGCTGAAAGCCGTAATAATGATTCGCCGGGAGTTCTCGACGATCTTGCTGGCCGAGCATGACGGTAACCTAGTAGGCGTCCTGCCTGCCTGGATCTCACCGTCCTTCTTTAGCAATGAACTGGTTGCCTGTGAACAGGTTATCTACGTCTTGCCCGATTACCGTCGTTATCGCCATGGCATTGCTCTGATTAAGGCTTACATCGATTGGTCGCAGCGCAATAACGCCCGCGACATTCGCATTGGCAACATTGGTGGGATGACCGACGACGACAACTATGGACGACTACTCGCACGGCTCGGGTTTACCCGGACCGGTGGCATGTATGTGATGAGGTGACCCGATGGGTGGCAAAAACGACAACGAAATTGAAGAAACGGCCGAAGAAAAAGAACTGGCCCAGATCGCAAAGGAAAAGTGGGATTTCACCCAGTCAACCCTGAATCCATTGATGGACAAGTACATGGCGAAGACGGATGCCATGAATACGGATGAAGCCTATGGCTATACAGCAGGGCGCGTCAATGAAGCGACTCAGGTTCGACAGTCTCAGGATCAGCAGCAGATCAATCAGAATCTGAATCAGGCCAGTATTGATCCTGGTAGTGGACGGGCCATCCAAACGAACACCCAGGGTGAAACCGTATCGGCTTCAGCCGGTGGTGACCTTGGCGCCCGGGCAGGCGTGGAACAGACAAACCAGTATGTCAAAGGCAACCAGACGATCACCGCCATTGGCCTTGGTCAGTCGGCAGATGCTCAAGCCGGGCTCGGTGAAGTGGCCAGTTACGCAACCAATGAGGCCATCAACGACGGGTACACCACGTTCAACCGCAACTCGGCCAATATGCAGCTACTGGGCACGGCGGCTGGCATTGGTGCCAGCTCTTACATGAACCGAGATACCGACCCCATGCAAATGGAAACCTCACAACAACCAGGCTACCGACCGGGCACCATGCCTGGCTTGCCGGGGAGATAATTATGGCTTTAGGTGGTGACAAACTTACGGGCTCTACCGGAGGCAATACGTCGACGGGAAATAGACCGAGCCGTAACGACAGGAACGATAGCAACCCGTATTCCCAGTACCAGGAAGCCATGCAGGAAGTTGGCTTAAAACAACATGAGCGGCAACACAAACGCAACATACGGCGACGGTACTACCCATGGCAACAATAACCCCGATGGGGTTGGGGCTTGCCTGTCCGCAACGACAATAGCAGCTCAGGAGGTGGCAACGGATCATCCGTATCCGCACCAGCACCAAAACCACAAAAACCCAAAACACTAAGTGCCAGCGAAACCCTAGCCAAGATCGCCCGGGAAGAATGGGAGGACTGGAAAAAGCGTTTCCAGCCTCGAATCGAGGATCTGGCCAGACAGGCAAGTACCGGTGAACTCACCAAGGCAGACATTGGCCGTGCTGATCAATCCGTCACTCGCTCATTTGACCGTGCAGCCGACGCAGAAACCATGCGAACAAACCGGCTTGGCATTCAGCGTGACGGACGCCAACAGGCCGCCAGTGATCGAATGCTGGGACTCAATGAAACCGCAACCCGCGCATCGGTACGCAATAACACCCGCATTGCCGGGCAGGACCGTGACATGCAGATACTGGCCGGTGGCGGAAACATCGGACTGGGGGCAAACCAATGAGTTACGGACTTTTAGGGCTTAATCAGCAATTCAAGCGCGAAGCCAAAGACGGTTACCGGCAAGTGGCCGGACTCCAGCAGGCCCGCGAGATTGCCAACCAGAACATTGAGAACGCCAATCGCAGTCGAAATATGAGTTCAGCAGGAACGGGTGCCGGGCTTGGTATTGTCCATGGGGATGGCAGGTGGCCGATTGGCATGGCTGCAGGCGCAGCGATTAGGCGGCCATTGGCGGCTTACCTCTTCAGTAGCATCTTAGGATAAGGGGCAGGGCATGGCAGGTTTAGACACAAGAGGCTTCGTTAGTGGCGCTGCACAAGGCTTTGGCCTGGCGCAAAACTACATCGACACAGAACGTCGCCGGGACAATGAAGATCAGCTCATGGAGTGGCAGGTTGAGGACCGCGAAACAGCCGCGCAGGACCGTCGCCGAAACATTGGCATTCAAGATGAGCAGATGGAATGGCGGGTCCAGGACCGCGAAACAGCCGCGCAGGACCGTCGCCGAAACATTGGCAGTCAAGATGAGCAGATGGAATGGACGCGTGAGAATCAGGCGTTTCAAGTCTACGGCAAGGAATG